CTTCAATATCACCCCCATCAAAATCTCTTATTCTTATGTTTGTTCCATTACCCTCTCTTATAGGATAAAATAATAAAGGCGACCCAAAATAAGGCTCTTGATTATCGTCTACAAAATAACCCCATTGAATATCTGTTGCAGTTCCACCTTGCACATCATAAAGCCTTTCATATTGCATATGCTCAAAAGGTACTTCTAGATTATAAGGTTTAGATGGTGCATCAAATATATCCCCGTTTAAAGTATATTGTAAGCTACCCCATTGTGTATTATTTAACTGCTCAAATTGTTTTGCTAAAAATGTTCCTAACCCTTTGTATTTAAATTCTACACTCGAAAAAGGTAATGCAACATTAACTGCTGATTTTGTAGTATCTAAATACTTATCAATATTTATAGGCTCTGATACAATATTTGAAAATTCAACACATTCAACTGACTCAACAGTTCCTCCATCTGCAATCACCCTTTTCACATATTGATTCCCTGTTCCTGCATCATAATAACTATCTAAAGTTCTAACAACAATAGTTCCTGTATTATCTACATAAGCAGTTAAATTAAACATCTTAAAAAGACCTGTCAAGAATTCTATAATAGTCATCTTAGGTATTTGCTCCTGTATATTAAACTCCTTAAAAGCAGTTGTAGTAAATGTTGAAGCATTAGAAAATATCATTTGACCATTATTACCAAATCCACCGATAGTTCCTGTTGTCCAACTTACAGTCATTGTTATACTACTTGCTGCAAAAGTCATAGTAGTAGATGATGCAATTTGAATAGAATAAGTACTATTATTCCAAGGCACTAATATAAGTTGCTGATTGCCTGTTCCTGTTTTTTCTCCTACAACTATTGACCCATTTCTAATAACCTTAACAGTATAGGCATCTGTCGTATTTGGTGGTACAACATCTAAACTTAAAAAAGAAATGCTATAAGGCGATGTAGCAGTTGTAGACACAATTCCATTAGTTGCATTGGCTACTGATGGTTGGCAGTTTGTAGTTGGAACGCATACTGTTGTCCCTAACTCTGTTACTTGTGTGAAATTCTGTAATACTTGTGATGGTGCTTCTACATCTCCTTTCTTTCTGTGCAACCACATAAAAAGGCTATCAAACTTTTCATTTGTAGTATTATTAAAAAAATCATCTGAGAAAGTAATTGTTTGACCACCTGCAAATTCTTCTGATTGTATAGCATCTAATATTGCCTGTACTTTTATAGCGTATTTAAATTGAGTATAATTAACCCCGTTTTGATTAATTGTTCCTGTTCCGTGATGTGATATGTTGTTAATTTGTTCTTCATTATCATATTGTTCGTGTGACCCACTATCGTAAATTAATCTGTTTGTATGTGTGATTAAAGGCACTATGATATCACCATTTTCTTGTGCATTTTGCATTGCAGCAGTAATACCATCAAAGCTATAAATTTGATTTAATGATTGTGGGTATTGTAATGCTGATAATTGAGTGCTTCCTAATAAATCTTTTAAGTTTACAGTATTACCAAAAAATGTAATATTATAAGTATGAGGTACATTGTTTTTTAACTTTACTCCATCTAGTTTTAACATACCCTCTTTAAAAGGTAAGTCGTTTAATTCTAATTTAGATGGCACTTTACTTCTAGCATCAAAAGTATCATCAATATCAAAATTATAATAATGAGTGAATATCTTGTTGTTTACTTTAGAAGCAGGAACTGCGAATGTCTTAGTAAATTCTGTGAATATTTTACTAATATCTTTTACGTTTTGTAATGTCTGCGTAAAAGAAACTGATTCATCTTTGAATAAATCTACCCTCTGACCCTGTATGTAAAGTTGTAACTTTTGCATCTATGTTATTCTATGTTATTCTATGTTATTTTATGTTACCTTATGTTATTTATGTAATCGTATGCTTCCTCAAATTCCATTGTATATTCTATTAACCTATCATTAACAGATGTTTTAAAATTAACTGATGAGGTTTTAACTTTCACAGGGGTAACAATATTAACCCTACTATCTCCCCTACTTGGTATTTCCATCCATACATATTCTGACAATAGTAATTGCTCAAAAAATTCGTTTGCAAATTCAGGGTAATATCCACTACTTAGGCTATGCGTTCTTTTTGCTTGTGTATTAAATACTTTATTAGGTGCATTTCTATTGGAATAGGTTGCGTGATTATTTGTTGGGTATGTTATTGTATTTGATTTAAACCCCTCGTTTGTTCTACCTATTGCAGTTGTATTTTTTAAGAAAAACCAAAGTTCTTGTTGTGCACCATACTTGTTAATGAATATAACTTTTTTACCATCACCATATTTAGTGCAATCTATTCTTTTAATTGTTACAGTAATACCATTCCAAACCACACTTGTTGGAGTGCCACTAACTATAAGTGCTGACAAATTTCCTGATAAATCAACATTTGGCAATATTGCAGCTTTTCCTTGTGGTGCTAATACTGTAATATTAAATGAACCACTTGAATTAAGTTCATCTGCAATTAAAAACCTTGGTCTTAATTCGTAAACCAAAGGGTTAGAGTTTTCTGTAAAAGTTCCGTATGCTTCAAACCCTCTATCTGTATAAGTAGTTGCAGTTCCTACTGCAGTACCTTGACCATTTAACCCTGCGTAATTTGTTATAGTTGTAACTATGTCTACATATTGTGCGTGAAAATTACCCTTGTATTGTATTTCTAAATAATCCCTTGCAAGTTCTGATATATCAAAATTAACAGATGTACTCGCTTCTACATTTTTTGTTAATGTATATCTTAATGTTCCATCTACTGTAACTGTACACACAGAAGAAAGCACCCCTGATGCAGGGATTTCTTTATGTTTAAATTGTGGGCTTCTTAATGCTATATCTGCCATTGTTTATTTTTTTTGTCCTAATATTATTGAATTATCTACATCTTTAACAAAGCCTGCATACAATTCTTGTGATAGTTTTTCTATTCCTTTTTCAAATGGTTTAGTAAAGAATAAATTTGCTTTTAAACCTTTGTTGTAAATACTTCTAGATATTAAATAAGTCATAGTTTGATAACTCATAAACCTACCTTTTTCATCTCTCCATTGAAACCTTTTCTTTCTAAGCCAACCATCTATTCCTTTTCTTAAGCCACCTTTTGGTCCTGTACCACTACCATATTGAAATTGAGATAGTGCTGCCTGTGTTTCAGGATAGGTGCTTGTTTTACCTTTTACCCCTTTGTCTACGAACATTCCGTAGTCTTCCATTAAAAAGTCTACTAGAAATTCATCTGTATTTTCTAGTATATCATAACTTAAAGAATTGTATAAGTTACCATCACCCTTATTATCTTTTGTTAGATTTGTTCTAGCTTGTTTTATAACATACTTAGCATACTGCTCTAGAGCATCATTTAAATTTTTATAACCATTCATTAGCAAATGTAAATATCATTGTATATCTGAACATCCATTGTTGCAGTCCACCCTGCTAGTTGATTATCAAACCTATCATAGAAAGGTGTTAGACTTGGGCTTCCATTTAATTGATACATATCTGTATGTAACTGACCCATCCTAAGTCTTTGTATAAGCCTATTTAAGACTGCTAGTTGATTGTTTAGAATATTTTGTATATCGTTATTATCTGTAAAAATATCTGTTGTTTGTAGCTTTGATTGGTTTACAATATCACAGGCTAGAATACTTATATTAAAATCTAAGGTTTGTTCATTTACTGTTACGTTGTTTACGATAATATGACTTAATGGAAATATATCTTGCTTACTTAAATTCACATCAGTAATATCCCCTGTTGTAACTGTATTTACATTTACATCTGCTAGTAGTTGTTCTTTTATGGTTTCTGTTAATTGATAGTAACCTCTTACTCCTTGATTGCTCATTTAAATTTCTTTTTAATCTGTTTTGCTTCCATTTCGTTTTTGTCTTTCATAAAAGATAGCATTGTAAAGCATTTATGCATTCCTAATTTAGTGATATTTTCAAATCGTGTAATGTCTCCGTTAGCGAGTCCAAAAATTGATTGATACCATCCCCACTTTCTTGAGAATTGAGATACTGAGTCAAGGCTTCTGTCTCCCCCTCCTCCAAATAATTCATCATAGTTTGCGACAATTCTAGACCTAAATTCCACAAAAAAAAAATTGATGATAAAACTGCATCCATAGGCATATCCAATAAATTAACAGAATTTTCTATTTGGTATTCTTCAATATTATATTTGTCTTTTAACCTTACTATAATTGGTCTGTATAAAACATTCATAGCTTTCTCCATATTATCCCAATCTCCTATAAAATTATCAAGGTCAATATATTCCCCTAGCAATAAATCATCTAATTCAGGGTGAAAGCCATACTCTACGCCATTTAATTTAAATTTAGTTACTAAGCTAGGCTTTTGATTAAATAGTTCACTCAGAACGCTTATTATATCATTGGTGTCTTTTAACTTTAACCTGATAACATCTTTAAGTTCTATATTACAGAAAATTTCAATCATCTTAGCATTTAGAAATCTATCTTCTGTTTCACTTTGTTGAATCTTTAAAAACCTTTTATATTGTCTTAAAGTAATTTCACTTAATGAATTTGGTATTTTAATTTTAATTGCCATACTATTATAACGTATTTTATTTAGTTTTTTATTTCAATAAAGGTAATAAAAAAAAGGTAGCCATTTCTGACTACCCCACAGAAAGCTACTAAGTAGCCATTGCACAAAGAATATTTTTATCTCATACTCGCTTCAAAACAAGTTCCCGAGCAATACCCTGCATCGGTTCCTAGTGGCTTACCACATTCTGAACATTCATATTCTTTTTGTTCGTGTGGATTTAAACAATCGTACCATTCCATATTTTAAATATTAAAAATTAAACCTATTAATAATCTACCTATAAAATAGCTTGGTGCTAAAATCAATACTAAAGTTTGTAATTTTTTCATCTGTTCTGTTTTTAAAGGGAGGTTTTACCCTCCCGTTGTTTTTATTTAGATACTATGTATATTTTTTTTAAATCCCTTGCTATTCTTTCGTATAAAGCGACTTCTTGTTTTAAAGTAGCACCCTTGATATACCAAGAATAACCTTGTATTGCTTTGCTTTCTAAATTTCTAAATTCTTGTCTTGTTACTATTGTCATAATTTCTGTTGTTATAATTAATAATATTCAAATATAACATTATTTATTTAATTAACAAAATATTTAATAACTTTTTTTAATGTAAAGTATATTTACCAAAGTTTGGTTTGCTTAATACTGAATAAGTAGCATATCTGATAGCATCAATAATATGGTTATTTTTATCAATAGGTTTATTAATCATTTTACCACTTCTATCTTCTTGCCATTTATAGTTCCTAAATTCCTGTATAGCATTATGGCTATCTTTTAAGATATGTATTTTAAAGCGTTTTAATAAATCTATTCCTGCATTTATACTATCAGCACCTTTTAAACTTGGTCTGACATTCCAACCCATCCTACGCAGTTCCTCAATCAATCTAGGCTCAGCTGAATCAAAGTATATTGTTTGTCTTTCTATTCCAACTTCTTTCCATTTCTTATGGATATCTATTGTAGTCATTTGAGTTTGATACAAATGTTCTTTAACGTAAAGGTCATAGTCTTTTCTAAATACAGAAACTAAACTCGTCGGGTCATTGGTATATCCTGCATCTGCACCAAAGCTAATAAATTCTGCATCTTCAGGAATTTGATTTACCTCAACATAACTAAATATAGTTGATTTACTGATTCCCTTTATACCAAGTCCGTAGATTTGCCAATATTGTTCGTCAGTATATTTTAGTCTTTCAATCTCTTCCTTAATGCTATCACTAAGGAAACTATTATCCAAATAAGTAGTAATGTTAAAATCGGCATCTTGTCTAGGTATTACCTTGTCATAAATCCAATGGTATTCATCTGATGGATTAAAGTCAAGAATTATTTTTTCATCTGTCCTAAATATTAATTGCTGCCAATCCTCGTAATCTAGTTCATTGGCTTCATTTATAAATAGTAAGTTTCTTTTTCTACCTCTAACTTTTTGTGGTTGGTCTAAAGAAATAAATTCTACTAGGTTTCCATTAATCTTGTATTCGTGATTTGATTTATTATGGTTAGCTTCAAAGTAGCAATTATGTATTTTTAATATATCTAAAAAATCCCTCATTACAGATGCCCTTACTGATGGGAATGTTTTTCTACATATTGTTATTGTCTTTCCTGTATTCTTTAATGAATAATGAAATATAATATACAACAGTATGTTATAAGTCTTACCCGACCTAGTTCCACCTTGTTCTATTGATATTTTTTTATCTGTTTCTAATAGATGCTCAAAAACTACATTAGTCTTTATCTTCACTATTCTTAATTATTTCAATCTGAAAATTAGTTGGCATTCCATCTGCTCCTGTTATCTCTTGCCTTTCAACATATCCTCTTTTCTTTCCTTTTGTCTTTAAATAGAATATTGTAGCTGCAGTTGAATTATCAGAAATCTGTTTATGTAATTGACTTTCTGCAAAGTCTAAAGCAACGTTCTCTATTTCCTGTACTGCTATTGCAAACATTTCATCTTCCTTTAGCCATTTATAATATGTGCTTCGAGGTATATCTGCTTTCTTACAAGCTACTGTAACAACTCCTAGACTTTGTTCTAGTGCAGCTAATAGTGATTCCTTTTTTATGTGTCTACTTTCGTTCATATTATTTGTCAAACCCATTTAATGGATAAAAAATTAAACTATTTCTGTATGCTTCTTCATTCTGCATAATTATCTTTGTAACTCCGTGAATGTTATACCAAGCAGGATACACTAAAATACTGTTATTTGATTGCTCAAATGTATGATTAAAATCGGGTACACATAATGCTCCACCTTTAGTATCTTTCCTTTTGGTTAATATTACATTTACTGTATTTTTTAAATTACCCCTATCTTGATGAAATGGAGCAGCTATATTATAATTAGATATACTACTTGTAAATAGTTCTCCGAATCTATATTTAGGTAATGTAGTTTCTTCTATCAGTTTTTTTTGTGATTCATATTGTTCAGGCATATATTTCTTGATTAATTTTTCTGATTCCTTACAAGTTAATAACATTGCCTTGATAAATGTTTTTGCTTTTTTATGTGTGTGTACTGTTGATACAGAATTGTAAGGTCTTCTTAAATGTGGCTTTGCTAAAACCCCACCTAGTATAGTAGACATTTGAACAGTATTTCTTGCTTTAGCTTCTGCTCTACTTATACCATATTTTTTCTGCATAGCATAAACATCTGACCTTTCAAGTAAAGACTTAGGAACATTTTTACTTAGAAATTCATTGTTCGCTATATTTAAATATTGATTTAATTTTTCAGGTAGTTCTGTTAGATAGAAACCAATAACCTTGCCATCATATTCTAATAAACAACTTTCAGTAACTGTAGGTGGAACATAATCACATTTTGAGCCAATCTTTACGTTATGTTCGTTTAGTTCTAATTTTAGTGTTTTCATATTAGTATTTCGTTTTTTCTTTTTGTGTTTAGCTTAATTTTATCACCCCACTTTGATTTTAAAATCATTATATTTTTTTGTTCTTCTTTGTCATTTCTAATATCAACTGCCCCTCCTGCGTTAGAATAATGCTGAAATGTAAATAAATATTTTTGATACCTTAAAACTTTAGCTTTTTGTATGTGTTGTAAAGTAAAATCATAATCTTCCTTTAAAGTTAGTTGATTATCAAACCTCAATTCATTTGGCTTAACAAATAACATATCTCCAATACAAAACTTATTCTCTACAACTATTTTATTAGCAAAGAAAAAATTATCTGTTGGTGGAACACCCATTAAGTAAACTCCGTTTATTTTTTTAAACTTACCTACAATATCTTCTATTGCTTCATCTAAAGGTACTGTTCTTTTTTTTACAAAATTTTTATTTGTTGTTACCTTTTTTATATCATCACTAAGTTGAATACAAATAGAGTTATTTTTAAATGAATGTTCAAGTGCAAAATTTCTGCTATCCATTAGGTTTCCCGTATTGTAAACTTCCTTACAACCATTTTGTTCATATAATTTTTTTTGACCATTTTTAACACAAAAGATATATTTTTCTTTTTGTTCATCATTGAATGGTAAATCATTATATCTATTAGCACTAATCACATAAACTTTATGATTCATAATTTTTTAATGCGTTTAAAAATAGTTCAGACATATCAACGCCAATAGTTTTTAATTTATCAATATAAGGTCTAACATCTTTTTCGTATTGTTCTGTTGGGTATTCAAGTATAACTGATTTTTTAGTTTGGTCGTATAAATTATCAATTTTTTCTTCTAAATCAATTTCATCCAAAACACTATAATCAATTTCTTCTTCGGGTTGCCAAACATCTAATCCCCAATCTTTCAATTCAACGTTGTCAAATGTATTTGCTAAAATATCCCAATCCCATTCACCAAAGCCTACATTGTCTTTAATAATAAATTCCTGTGCCTGTTTGTCTGTTAAATCTTCTGCCTGTATAATATAGACTTCTTTCAAACCTATTTCCTTACAAGCCTTGTAACGCATATTACCACCGAGTATGATATTATCCTTGTCTACCACTATTGGTCTAAGTTTTAGCATCTCGGGAAAATCCTTTACACTTTTAACAAGTTTTTCAAATTTATACTTGTTGATGCTTCTAGGGTTATTTTCGTTTTCGTTGATTGATGATATACTTACCTTTTCTATTTTTGCTTTAATCATTGTTAATATTTTTTTCTAAGATACAAAAAAATTATTTTCTGTATATTTTTGTAATTACTAACTGAAATATTCCAAAGTAAATAACAATATCTTCTTCGTATATTTGTTCATCTTCAAAAGGGTAATGTCTTACACCAAACAAAATCCCTTTAAAAAATCCAACTTTAACTTCGTAACGCAATAACTTCATAATATATGATTTGTAGTATAACGTTTTTAAAGTTACTTTTTATTTACCAATGCATACCATCCATAGATGTACTGCTTTCTATTATTTTACATTCATCTTTATTTTTCCAATTCCAACTTTGTTTCCATAAACTTACCTTTTCTATTATTTCATTTAGTCTTTCCTTAGGTATGTCGTGCAATACATTCATAATTGGGTCGTTCTTTACTTTGTTTCTTAAATCTAAATACTTCCTTTCAAAGTTATCACATTTGCCCTGCAAGTAATGTATCTTGTCTATCTCATCGTAATTTAATTCACTTTTAAAATTAAAGGTATCTTCTATTTCTTGTAAAGATGAATTATACATTTTGTATGTTTCATAATTCTTAACTAAATGAATTACAGTTGCGTGATTCATAGTCTTACCCATTGATTCAAAGTAATAAGCAATATTAGTCCACCTCATCCCTAGCTTTTCCCTAAGGATATAACAAACCAATGCTCTTAATTCTACATAGTTTCTTTGCCTAGTGTTTAAAAATATATCCACCCCTGTCATTTCAACTACACCCTCTGCTACTTTTTTATAATTTCTATCCATTTTTATTTCTTAAAATTTGTATTTCTCGTTCTAAATAATCTTTTGCTTTTAATAAGTCTCCTAGTTCGTCTTTCTTTTTTCCTGCTCTAACAATATACTTCAAGATGTTACCCCTGTTAAAGTTAAGTGAGTAATCGTTACACACATCTATAATGTCATAGTCTTTTCCGTTATCGTAATGTACTTGCGTTGCTTTCATTCTGTTAATAGTTTTAAAAGGTTATAGCATTCAGTATATTTCTGTCTTGCTTTGCCCTTATATTCTTGTTTAAATAATTGGTAAAGTTTTTTAGTATATTGGTATTTAGTTTGACAATCTGCATAATACTTTTCAGCAAACCTTTTTCCTTTTCCCTTAAAATAATTTACATTGTCTGCAGTATCTCCCATAATCATCTGCTCATAAAAATTATACATAGCTTCATCTTCTGATATATCTAGCACTTCTTTGTGCTTGTAATGATAGTTGTACATTAGACAAGGGAATTGTTTGTAATCTTTGTCTATTGATACAATCATAACTTCATTTCTCCCTAGTTCTTCTGATAACTTTTTCCAATATCTTGCAACCATATCATCTGTTTCTACCCCATAGCCTACAACACTATCGTAATGGCTTTTTACAAAGTCGTGCATTTCGTGTAATAGTGGAGGTAATTCTTGCTTTTTCCTATTGGCTTTGTATTTCTTAGTTATTAGCTTTCTAAAGTTACCTCTAGACCCACTAAATGTAATTACCTTGTCAATATTATAAAGTTCCTCTAAGTGGTTTACAATAGCCATATACTGCTCATCAAACTTATTTCTAGCATCAGATATATCTGTGTAATACTTTTCATCCTCAGGATGTTCCCTTTTCTTATAACAACTTGCAAATATTAAACTATCTGCATCTACTAATAATATCATAATATATCCTGTATTGCTCCCTCGATATACATTATTGCATTTTGACAAGTGTTATCTTCTGTTTCTCCATTTTCAATATCTTCTAAAGCATTTATGTAAATATACCTTATCTGTCTTTCTAACATAGGAAATTCTGCTATTGACTTCATACAATACCTAGCTAAGTCTCCAATATTTATAGTTGTTTTTTTCTGCTTCATAATTCTTTCAATTCTTCTTTAATTAAATCTAGATACATTTCCTGCATCTTTTTATTTTCCTTTATAACTTGGTTAATAATAAAAGGCAAGTCTTTAATTAATTGGTCTGTATTATACACCACCCATTTATCTTTCCCATATCCTATGTGAAATTCTCCGTCTGAGCAATAAAGGTGTTCTGTTTCGTGTATGTATGTAGTTTTACTGTCTGTCATATTGTGATAAATTTATTTGTAAATAGTTTCTTAAATCTGAATTTTCTTTTATTCTGAACTTGATAGTAATATCAGTTATAGCTTGGTCTTGTTCTGTTCGGTATTCGATTCTTTTCTTAACCTCATCCCATAGTGCTTGATTTACTTTCATCTTCTAGGACAATTACTTAAACGATATAATTTCTTGAATTGTGTTTCTTCTTCTGAACTTGGTTGAGGTGTATCTGCATCAGGTGTTATAATTAAATAGCTACTTGTTATGCTTCTCGACACTTCGTATGTCCTGTTGTCTTGGGTGACAATCAATAATGTGCCACCCATTTCTTTTGTATAATATGCCATCTTATTTTATTAAAGTTAAATCTAATTCGCTAGCTACATAATTAATATGCTTCTGTGTAGTTTGTGACCAATAACCTAATTGGTGTAATTTGCTTCCGTCAATTCTTGCTACTATTGTTGAATAACTCCAAACGTTATTTCCTTGAATTGATAAATTTTGCTTATACTTTGATAATTTATACATCTGTTCTGTTTTTAATTTTTAAATAATTTATTTTCCCTAACCCATATTCTTTGCCCTAAATAAGGTGGGTAAGAATAAATACAATACTGTTTTTTAACCCAACCTTTATCTGTTTCAAAACTCA